AGCTCCATCAGAAATAATTAATGTACCATAGTTTGACGTAGCACTTTCAAACAAAGCAAACTGGCATTGTCCTTGTCCAGTTCTAGCAGCAACACTACGACCTGTAAAAGCTGTGTGGTCATCGCCACTGCCAGCTACACTAGCTCTATTTATTTCTAACCAACTTGTACCAGTTTGACTAAAATAAATACTTGTACCTGCACAAACAACTACACCATCTGCATAAGGTATTGCACCTAAGATAGTTGTTGAACTACCTGTAGGTTGTACTGCACTACCACCACCAAACTTTGTAAAGCCATTGATACGTCTATAACCACCCTTGGTAGAAACTTCAAAGTTTTTTAACTCAGTAGCTACACCGGGAGTTTTAAGTAAGTCAATAGCATTTGATGAGGTAACTAGACCTCCAGCACATGCTACAGTATATGGTTGACTTCTAGCCATCTATTTTACTTTCTAGTTCCTCTACTTTTGCTGATAGTTCTTGAATTGCTTTTACAAGTAATGGTGTTATTTTTCCATAATCAACCATTTGCATTTGTTCATCATCTTTATTACCTGAAACACCTTCAAGCCATCCTGCTTCTTGTACTTCATGTGCAATAAAACCTTCTGAAGATTCTCCTGTTTCTTTCCAATTAAATTTAGAAGGTTTTAATTTATTTAATCTTTCTAAACCATTTTTCATTGGCTGTATATTTTCTTTTAGTCTGTAATCCGAAGACGTATTAAAAGCTGTAGCACTTGTAGAAGTTTGTATTGTACCTACTGTGCTGCTACCTCTGACAAATACCAAAGCATTGTCTGTACCTGATGAAGTTCTTGTGTCATGTACTAATATACCATTATCAGCCGCACCATTTATTTTTAAACAAAATCTACTTGTACCAAGCTGTCCGCCACCTGTTTTATCAGTAGTATTAAGTAAAAGGTTGCCAGAAGAATCAATTCTCATTCTTTCTGCTGTAGTACCCCCAGAAGCCTGAGTAAGAAAAGCTAAATCAATATCGTCTGTGCCGTCTTTTTTAGCTGTAATAGATATAACATCACTACTCTGACTAAATTTTAAATTTGCTATTGAAGCAGCTCCTATTTGAAAACTTCCATCAGCATTAAACTGCGAAGAAGAATTTCCATTATTAGTAAAAACTTGTATAAATCCTGAAGAAGAATTATTTCCTATGTAGCCATTGTGTCCAGCCTGTTCTAAATGCAAATTTGCAGTAGAATTTTTTATATTAAGTACAGGATTAGAAGCAAAAACTGTTAAATTTCTATCTGGACTTGAAGTACCAATTCCAACTCGTTCTGATGAATCAATAGTTATAGCCGTTGCATCAGAGCTATCAGAAACTCCTGTACTTAATAAACCTCTTGAAATTTTTGTTAATGCCATATTATTCCTCTAGTGTTTAGTAATAAAGCCTGTCATCTACCATAGTTCTTGGGGTAGGATTAATTAAACTTGACTTCATGTGTTTTAATGATTTTTTGTAATCTTCTAAGGCAAATGCAGCTTGTTGTGGACTTTCTTTAAATTGCCATACATAGTATCTAACTCTAGCTGTAATTACATTACTGTATTGTTCGGGAAAAACTATTTCATCACCAAAAGCACTTAATGCTGTTGGTCTATTAAAAGCATAAAAATGTATGTTATAAACTTTGTCTGGTATTGGACTTAACCCAAACTTTCTACTGTCTGGGGATTTAAATACATATTTAGGTTCACCATAAGCTTGAGTATTTGCATCATCAGCATTTTCAGCATCTCTTAAAAATCTTCGCCACTCTTCAAGGTTAATATGTTTTAATCCATTAGAAACAAAAGGAGCTGTTTCACCTGATACATTTATTGTCGTAATGTAAAAGTCATCCCAATCAATAGATGCAAAGTCTGTAGTTAAACTAGAACTGCCATCTTTTAAAGTATACCATCTTTGTCCAGCTACGGAAGCTACAGTTGTATTCCCATAGAAAGGGTCTGTTGCTCCACTTAGTCCTGCTGAAAAGAATGGTAGTTGTGGTTCTTCGTTTGCAATATCAAATATAGATTTATTTATAGAATCTTTAACAAATTGTTGTAAGCCTACAGCACTTGCGAAGTTTGTAGATGTTAAAGGAACTTCGTTTAGTTCTCTTAATATTTCGTTAGTTAAATCTAAATAAGTTGTTGCCATACTATGT